CATTTGCTGTGAACGACAGAAGAAAAGATAAATTGTAAGATATACGAAATGATATACTTATCTTTCGTTTGTTGTTACGTTAGTGTCCGATTCAAAAAATACTTCATCATTACCTCCTCCAGTAGCTCCAGCACCGCCTCCCACAGCAGTAAATTCAGATCCGTTATATATTTCAGCCGAAGTGGTCGTACTGTTAAATCTAAAGTCTCCTGTCGAAGGAGAACCAGGTCTTTGTGCAGTAGTTCCAACAGGTATCTGTAAAGCTGTTGTGTAATTATGAATTACATCTCCAGTAAATGTCGTTCCAGAAACTTTAGCTAAACCTAACTTCGCCTGTGTTACATCTCCAATCTCAATATATCCATTATTAGCTGCATTTCTTATTTTTAATAAATTAGATGTTGTATTTACTGATAACTGGAACGCAACCTGTGTACCACTGGGATCTGCTGATCCACTATTTAAACTCTGTATAGCAGCAAAAACATTATTTAAGTCGGTACGGACTGCACTTCCCGTTCCATTAGCAATACTGTAATCTGATACCTGTGCCATTTAAAAAGCTACCTTGTGCATATTCTACCCTCCTTTACCAAATCCGACAGCCTGATAGGTGAAATTTCTATCAATCGAAGCATTTGATGAATTTTTGAAATGAACAGTAAAACCCGTTCCAGAAACACTGCTTACTTCAAAGTAATCTCCTGATGCCATATTCTGAGCATTGATACCAACAGAGGGTAAATTAGTATTTGCTCCAAGCAAAGAAGAAGTACCAACAAAAAATGGATTGGTAAACGTAACAGCCTTTGCTCCTGCTCCGCTTGCAATAACATTACCTTGTTCTGTTCTTCTCTGTAAAGATGCTGTATAGCCTAACTGAGAAACTTTTATATCCTGTGCAGTATCTCTACTTGTAAGTTTTGCTCTGAATTGAAATCCTCTACCTTTATAAGTTCCGTTAGCAAAAGTCTGAAAATCAGTATAGGTAGGAGATCCAGATGGGTTGTCTTGTGTAACTCTTACTAACATTTCAGCATTAACTTCTGTAGCTGTAAGTCCATCAAAATCTGTAATATCGTCAATCAGACCTCTCGAATCAAACAAATCTGATGGATAGAAACCTTCTGTCAAGAAATGACGTTTTAGATCAAGACTAAATACACCACCTAAATCTAAAGTATCTCCACCAGCAGTTCCTCCGAAATCATAAGTACCTTCTGGCACAATGCCACCAAAGTCATCTAAAGAAGTTACAGCATCAAAATCTGTAATAGCATCAAACGTACCTCCACCAACTAGATTTAATGTATTTGTAGTTGCATCAAAAGCAACATTGGTTTTTGTTCCTTGAAATTTAGGACTATCTAAATCTTCTCTTCTAGTCTGTGTAACAAGTGGAGCTTGATTATCTGGTAATTCAAGAATTACACTCGTTTCTCCTGCACAGAATCTACCACCATCATCTTGGAATTTTAAAATGTATTCTCCTTCGAGATATGGAACTTCTGCTGTTGTTGTATTACCAGCTAACGCTTGAATAAGGTCAGTACTATTTGTAAATGTACCATTACCATTGGTCAGAGGAGAATGTCTGACATACACCCTACCTCCATGAGTAACATCAATATCTGTAGAGCGATTCCAACGTAATCTCACTAATTTTTCATTTATTGGTTCGGCAGATAATCCAGTTACATTTGATGGCAATGCAGTTTTACCAACAGCATTGAAAGTTAAATCAGCAGAGGTAGCACTTGTCTGTAATGCAGCATTATAACTGAATACTTGAAACTCATACGTTCCAATATCAGTATTAAATATTTCAAAATCAGGAGAAGAAACTGTTGTGGAAACAAAGTTACCATTATTGAATCTATAGTTAACCTGATACTGCGTAACACCGACAATAGGCTGCCAACTGACAATAAGTTTTGATACCGCCTGATTATTTATTTCGACTATCTTTTCTTCAGCCTGTAAAGCGGAAGGAGGGTCTTTTGGAAGATTCAGTACTGATACTGTTCTTGTTGGTAAAGTCGCACCATCCTCAATAAATGCGTACTTTTCATTTACATAAGATAAAGCTGTAATTGCATAATTTATTCCATCAGATTCTTCTACTGTTATCACTCTAAACTTTTGAGCTTGAACTGTATCATCTTGTAGTAACCAAACTGTATTAGCGTTTGGAGTTTGTGAGAAAGCAGAGGATACTGTTATAACTGCACCTGAGACACTTGATACTGACTTACTTTCAACAGTTCCATCAGGTAATATCACACTTAATGTTGGATTATTTGTTGTTGGCAAATCGGTTGCAGCAGAATCATCTACTGTTATTTGAGTTGTTGTAGCAGAACTTACTCTTCCACCTCTTCTAAGGCCAGAACGAACAGGATCAGCTATTTCTATAACAGCACCAGGTCTTACAACAACACCAGAATCTATAGAAGTCGCAAATGCAACAATTTCACTTTCATTTTGTTCTGCAAACAAAATAGCCTTTGCTAATCTTCTAGCTTGACCTCTGGATGTACAGGCAAATCCTTTTACCTGTTTAATAATTACACCAAACTTTGCTATCGAAGCAGCATCTTCATAGACTTCGTAATCTATCTCTCTACTATCCATATTGAAATAAGAAACAGAAATTACAGTATTTCTTGTTTTTAATCCACTTCCTGAGTAACTAAAGCCTTCTTCAGTTACGTTAGCTAAGTTAAATAAATAACTTGCATCTTTTGGACTATCCTGTGCAAGCAAAATACTACCAGCAGACCATATTGGCATACATCTCATCACACCTGCTAACTCATTTATCAGGTCAAATGCTTCACTTGATGATTGAATATTGACATTGCAACTGAATCTAGCTTCCTGTCCTCCAAATCCATCATCAACAAGAGTATTTGCAAACTTACTAGCAGTAACAAAAGAAAATAAATCAAGAGAACTATCAGTTATATGATTACCAAATCCATATCGTGTATCTGTAAGAAGATCAAGTAACACCATCGCAGGGCATGAACACCATTGAGCAGCACCCATAACTCCGTTGAAAATATATCCATCGGGATAGATAATACGACCAGTTGTACTATCAACAGTAGGAGTGCCAGAACTATTTGCACCTGCTCCTGGAATCCTTACCTTTATTCCTCTGATACGATACTTTCTGCTAGGTATTGATTGAAACTGCATAGAGTCCAATCGAACAGAAGCATAAGCACTATTGGCATAAGTATTGGAATCATCAATAATTTCAGCAAAACTTGTCCATTGAAATGCATCTTGTAAACTTGAATCTGAACTATCAGCAGTAACTCTGGTAACTCTTATATCAACAGGAAAAGCACCAGTAACATTTATCCTGTAATCTCTTTGGTACGCATCAGCAGTTCTTCCTGTAATAGTGTCAGAAATTACATCAGTAAAACCACCAGAATTATATTGAACAGCTATTTTTAAAGAAATAGAAGAACCTAATAAATCTCCTTTGTCTGTTGCTTTCTGTAATTGAGGTACAGTAATCGTTACATTAATAGCATCAACATTAGAATTTGTTATCTGTCTAGTAACTGGAGAAGATTGAGCAACAGTAACTCCAACTGCTGTGATAGAAGAACTACTTTCAATGCCTTCAACTTTTGTCTGACCTGACGTTCCAAAACGAGGATTGAATGTTACATCTTGAAAGTTAAAATCAGTTGTAGCTGGAGAAGCAGAATTAGCTGTTGATTTTAAAACAGGAGTATCATTTAAAAATACATCTTTTAATGCAGCATTATTATATGCAGCAGTTCCTTGCGTTCTACCTTCTTTTGAAGCTGTAGCAAAACCTTCTATCTCTCCTTCAGAAATTAGATCAAGAAAAGTGGCAAACTGTCTACTATGTAAAGTATCAGGAGTTCTTGTCGGTTGGGGAGGAGGTGGAGGACTACCACCGCCACCACCAGAACCAATAATATTTTTTGGTGCGTCTGTCATGCCTGTACCTGCTGAGTATCAATAGCACCACTTATAACAACTGATCCTGTTACTATTTCTCCATAAACTATAGGAACGGGAGTACCTGCTCTTGATGTATTTTGTGTACCAGAAAAACTGAATGATAACTGTGGATCTTGTTCTGATTTAAATTCTTTTGGTTTAGGTAAAGGAAATAACATATCACTCACACCAGATAACACTAAAGAAGCACCAAGATATACAGCAGCTTTTGTTACAGCACCAGAAAATCCAGTTAAAGTACC